CATGATCTCGTTGACGTCCCAGCCTGCGAGTGCTAGGTAATACATTGCGTCCGCTGCATCGGATGCCGAGAATGCCGTGGTCGCTCCCAGCTCTCTAGCCTGATTTGTAAGTTTTTCAAAATCCGATCCAGTTGCACCCGAAACAGCCTGGACTTTCCGCATTGAGTCGTCAAAATTAGCTGCAGTATGAAGGGAAACTGCGCCTATGCCTACCAAAGGAGCAGTGACGTAGGTAGACATCGTTTTTCCAGTATTTTTAAGGGTACTTCCCACACTCTGAAACTTTTTTCCGATACCCTCTATTTCAGTCTGGACCTGGGCGAAAGTCTTGGAAAGTTCTCGCATATCTCCTATAATTGATACAACAAGCTCACCTACTGCCACAAAATCACCTGCTCACTTTCCAAGCACCGTTTTCTATCTTTGCGTCCGGATGCGCTTCTTTGAACTTCTCAAGGCCCTGTACCTTTTCCCCGGGTTCCGTGCCCTGGAGAGCTTGACCGAGAACTCCCCAATATACCTGAGCGTCAGTTTTCCTTGCTTCCCATCCGTATCGATAGTACAAGATCAACTGTTCCAGACTCATTTCATCGAGAAGCTTCTCCGGAGTCGCCCAGGCGTACATCTGCCCAAGTTGGGTTATGATGTCCCAGATTCCGAGTTTTTTCCTTCTTCTCTGGAGGAGGATTCTTCAGAGCTTACATTTTTCATGCCTGCAAAGACATACTGCACGAACTCCATAAGGACCTTGATGTCTACATTATCAAGAAGCCAGTCGCGGGTAATTTTCGTGCTTGACCGCTTGCATACAAGCTCAACAACTTCGAGGATATCATCAATCATACCAGGGTCAAAGCTGTCCTGTCCCATAGATTCCAGGGATTGAACGCTGTATTTTTTTGTGTAACTGATGAACTTCAGGGCAGCTCTCGCAGGAACGATTGTGACATCTATTTCCTCACCACCAATCCGAGCAATGCGTTTAGGAGGGGAGAGAATATCGAAATCTTTTAATAAGTCACTCATGCACTAACCCCTTGCTCATCGTAGATCTCAAAGAGTTGATCGCCTGCAGTTCTTGTTGTATCACAAACACCCTTAAGTTCTATTGTAGGTTTGAGAGGTTCGTCTCCGTCATCTGCAGGAAGAGCTAGAGTTATTCCACCCTGGGTTCTAGCAGCATATACTGTTATTCTGAATACCTTACCTGCGGAATTCGTGTTTGTTAGTCTAACAACCCTAGCTGAAATTTCATTTTTTCCACCTGAAGAAAGGGTTGTAGATTTGTTTGGAGTGTATGAATAGGAAACTTTGACTTCTTCTCCATCGGTAATCACTGTTGAATTTGCAATCCTCGCAATGCAGGTATAGCCCGCCTCGTCTACTGCGACTACATAATCGGTATTTCTAGCAGCAGTTGCTGCGGTTGAATCTTTGACAACGATGGTTGAAACTTCTGCTCCGTTGCCGTTTTTGTGGTCAAGTCTTACAAAATTTGTACCTGTGAGAACATGGCTTTCGCTAGTGACCGGCGTTGAAGAGCCTGTTACACTTGCAATGGAGTCTAACCCGCCTCTAATCAGGTTCAAATTAGCAAGATTTACTTCCCACATGTCAAATTTGACTGTAGCAGTATGGTCCTTTACTCCGACAACGATTTCAGGAGCGTTATCCGGTTTCAGTACGATTGGTTCGTATTCTTCGGTGAATTCGACTGACGTGGCGAGTCCTAAGTTTACAAGACTGCCAACAGTTTCACCGACTTCTATTTTTGCCGAACCGAATCGGATAGTATCTTTGTTCTGTGCGCTAGTTTGGTATGATACCATAGTTATTCCTCAGTGTCTATATATTATTTTAAAGTCATACGGAATATGGAAAAGCCCCGTTTCATCCGGAGGCAGATCATACGGAGAAATTGGAAAAATGCCTTCGATATTGATACCGGAAACTGTACCCGAATATCCATCCAGAGCGGCTTCTACTGCATTTTTCAGGTTCTTGCATTGCGTGAAATCT